CTCTGCTTCTCGTTTTCTTTTTTATAGTTCCCCCAGCCTCCTTACCCGACTCCCTTCCCCTACCCGACGCTCTTCCGATCTCTGCTACCAAGTCGGCAAAGTTGACCAGGTATGTATCAGTGATCGTCTGATTCAGGTTCAAGTTTTCGAGGTTAGGCACTGGGGTAAAGTCATAATCTAGATACAGCTTGCCTTGCATGAGCAGCGTTTCGCTGTTTAGCTCGTTGTTGTACCAGCACTTTGCACCAATTAAATATCCGAAATTAACCATCTCCTGCAGCTTGGCATTGATGGCACGAATGATGTCACGCACAGTCGTTGGTGATAGCGGCTGATCGATAAACTGAAAGCAGCCATTGATGATCGTATCGAGCAAAAACTGTGAGGTACGCACGACCGGCTCAAACATATACTCAGGCTGGTCAGAGCAGGTATGACTGCCCCAAAATCGAAAGCCATTGTGTTGAATGAGGCTGGTCACATCATTCGCGTTTAGGTAGCCGACTTCAGTATCAGGATCTTCTAGATCCCAGGTACGCGGATATTTGATACCACTAACAGTATCGATGGCGACATTAGACAGCGACTTGACGAAGCTGTACTGGTGCGTCTTGTCTAGGTGGGCGCGTAGAGCTGCGGCTACTGCGATGATTGGGGTTACTTGGGCCATAAGGAGTTCCTTTCAGTTATAAAGTTATTAATTAAAATCAAATGCTTGTCAGTGATTTATATATACAACGCTGCTCGCACACCAACATAGTAACCACTACTCGCGCGCGAATCATAGAAGTCGGTAGCCCAGACGCCCGAAAGCGCACCGTAAGCCCAAAAGCCGCCCGAACGCGGGCACAGATCGTCCACGCGATTGTCATAAAATCCGTCATGACCAAATAGATCTGTGCCAGACGTACTATTAACGCCAGTAGCAAGAGGAATGCCCGCGCATGAGGCTTGCCAGTCTTTACCTGTCATCGCACTGGAGAATACTTGCTGTGTACCGTTGCCCATCTCCAAACTACGAGACGTACCTGTGAGCGCACCAATACTAGCACCCAGTGACTCGTAGTTTGCCGCAATACCCGCCGCGCCCCATGCGTCACTTGCTGTAGTCCCACCACTGGTTAGCGCTGACGCCTTAGCGGACGTTTTCAGCGCGTAGAATGTACCTGACAGCTGCGTGACACCTAAGCAAATCTCGTACATATTGCCGTTAAGGTCTGCTACACCGTTGCTTTTTCCGTTATGCGTAGTTTTAGCAAACGACAACGCCGAACCCGTCCTACCTGCTTGCAAGTAATTTGTTGCAGTGTATTTAACCGTTCCCTCATTAACGTCACCTAGTGCATCGTTATTATTGCCTTTAGGGTAGTTAGCAACGCCCGTTGGGCCATACCATGCACAGTTATCAATACTTGTTGCTGCTTGCGCGTGTGCCATTGATAATAGCGACAATGCACGTTGCACAAACAATGTCGTGACAAAAAACCCTGAACCGCGCGTCTTAACCGCATCAATCGCCCCCGCGTAAGTGTTTGCAGGCGTACCTGTTAAGCTACTAAAGGGTGCGTTTGAGCTAGACGATGATAAAGGGATGCCGTTTTTAAGCGAGCTAGCAATACCGCCGTTATTACTCGCTTGATATTTATCAACAAAAAATCCGTCTTTGATTTGTCCGCCATCATAAAAAGCGCGGTGAACCGCATACCCTGCGGCATTAGCAGCCTCTACGCTATCAAAGTCATACGTAGATTCAACACCACACCCATGTAGAACGTATTTAGCAGCGCGTGGACTGTCTGCACCGCCCCAACGATAATAAAACTGCGGTATCCAGCACATAACAGAACCGTCACTGTGTTGGTAATTACCATAATTTTCATGACCTGCTGTGGTTGTGCCTTCCATCTCGCTCATGCCAAGCGGTAGCGTGTCCGTAATGCCTACGCCAAATAACGCGGTGCCCTGTGCGCCAATATTGTTAATATTAAAATCAATAGTAGGCTGTACCGTCACACTCGCTGCGCTTGTCGCGGATTCGTCATAACCATAGTTATCTGTGAATGTCGCTTTGACAGTAATAGTTTTATCTACCTGATCTACTTGTAGCGTGTAAATCTTAGCAGTAGCACCAGATATAGCAGCGCTATCTGCATACCATTGATACGCAACAGTATCAGGCACACCGTTTGCATCTGTGACGGTGGCTGTCAATGTTTCCCCAACCTTTAGCGTCCCGTCGATATTGATAACAGCGGGACGGGGTCGGGCTGCTACTTTCCCGGCTCACCAAACGCCCCTTCAACCAACATCAACTCACGAGCCGCAAACGTATCGCGATAAGCGGCAATATCTTCTTTGACCGTAATCAAAGTACCGTCCTCGGCTCGCGGCGACGCATATACAAATGCACGGCGCTTCTTAGCAATCTCAATCAGCTTGCGCGTCATATCTGGCGTATCAATTTCAGGTGCAATTAAAATTTTGGGTGTGACACCAAGTCGGGATTGGCAGCTCAGTAGCGTATCTACTGTCGTCAAATCGACTGGTTCAGATACTCGCAGAACAACGACAGTCGTATTCTGGATAGATTTAATCGTGCGTAAGCATTGATGCAATAACTGGTCATCACTACCTGCGTTAGTGACATCAGTCGTGGTAATGCCGGTCAGTAGTACCGGCGTATCAAGAGGATAAGCGGTGTCATCAGCGTCAGCGCTAGTACTGATGAGTGCTATCGTGCTTGTACTGACGGACTTGATAATTGGCGTGATATTACTGGTCTCAGTAGCAGTGACACCGTGATGGTAAGTAGTTAATGCCATGGTCTAGATCCTTTTTTTGTCCAAAATAAATAATGTTTTAAGCAGTACATAACCACTTGCCGACGACTTTTGATGGCTGAATGTTGTTGTGAGCTTCACCGCCACCTACCGTATTCTCTTCACTTTCAGACCATGCAAGTGCGGACATCTGGCCAGTTTGATATTCAGTAGATGGATTGTCGTTATCGTGACCATCAGGCGTTAGTCCTGTTCCAGTCCCAATGTATTGAGCTTTGTCTGGATCAGCAAGAACATCAGAAGCTCTTGCCAAGAATCTGTTATATAAATCGCCTTTGCTGTGCTTATGTGCAGCTGACTCTGCAAGGGTTAGCTTATGCTCATTTTCACCAAACTCATTACCGATAGTTTTATAGTCGCTAGGATCGCTTGCTTTTTTAGACAGTCCGACTAGCGTGCGACATTCTGCGAATCGCTCCCACGTACCATAGCCGTGATGGGTAGCCACAGCAGACGCGTCTGAATGATTGAGGGTTGTCTGGTAAATATCGCCAACTTTATATGGCTGTAAATCTAAAAGTCCCGCGATGCCTTCCTGTATCTCGTCTATACGATCTGAAAGTAATTGAAACTGGGTAGCCATAAGCTCATCCTGTAATTGATTGATAATATCGTGTAGTTCACTCACTAAAGATTTCAAAGCGAAACGGTCGGCAACCCAATCCCGAGTAGCGATAACCACATTGCCATCCATTTCAATGACAACAGTCGCAAGATTGTCTGCAGTAATCGTAAATATAAGCTCCATGTCACCGCCAGCGCCCTCAGTCAGCGTTGGGCGATAACCACCGTGGAAGTTACCCACATAGACAAGCTTGCCGGTGCTATCGGTAATTCCCACTTCATGCAGGTTAAAGCCGCCTACATTGGACGGGACAACTGCAGATACTTCAGCCGTCGTGTCATTGACGATCTTGATAGAGGTTACGGCTACTTTTGCTCTTTGATTCACCAGGCTAGTCTGAGTCAAACGCGAATCAGGCAGATATGGCTGATCGTTAGCATCACCTAATACCACATCCGTTAAGGCAAGTTGTGAGTTCGCTTGGGCATTGGCAATAAATGACTTGCCATAGTCAGTGAGTAATACATAGTAGTTGGCCATTATTGTTACCTAAATAGTTACCTAAGCGTTTGGAGTTGATAGATAAGTGACATTGCCAGTCCGACAAGCGCCGGCAACATAAAATTGCGAGCCATTCACCACACTGGCATCAATAGAGAACTGATCACGGGCAGATTTAACACTGTCTAACGCGGTATAGATCTCTTGTTGCTGTTGGACGCTCACGCGACCGCTCGTAATTTTGACTGTAAAGGTATAAGGCGTGCCTTTTGGATATAGCTCATGCCATGCAAGTAAACTATGACCTATGCCTAGGTTTTCCATTGCTTGCGTCAGTGTGTTTTTAGTACCGCGCTGCGCATTAAAAGCTCTTGCGCCTTTTACTACGTCGCGCTTTTTGGCTTCTGTCCATTGACCATCCCAGTACTCGACGCGGCGTGACCAAGCAAGCCACGGTAAAAAAGCTTCAGGGCAGCTATCAGCATCAATCAAACGAGCAAAGGTAACAGGTAACGCATCAATACGCTGAGTTTGAGTATCAAGCGCTTGCTCAAGCTTGGTGCTGTTTTTTGGTAGTAGTGCATTAGACATCACGGTACTCCACAGCACTGATCGTCACGTCGATACAGTTGGCATATTTGCCATCTGGCAAACTGATATCAGCAGTAGGTTGTAAGAGGCTGACACGTTGGACACCCGCTTGATGTAAGGCGTGATATAAACCAGATAGCGTGACGTCATAACCCAAGTAGCGTACTTGCTCGATATATTTATCAAGCTGTGCACGGGCTGCAGCAATGACCACGTCTTTGTCTGGGCCCGGATAGAGTGTCAGCTCCGCTTGTAAGCTCCAATCCTCTGGCTGACCAGCCGCAATACGTACGCTATCGGTAAAAGGCCGGCGCTCATCCGTATCAACGGCCAGTCTTACTTGCTCACGTAGTGCATCGCTAGCGATCGCATCATTATGGCTTTGAACATAGACCGTCACACGACCAGGGGAGGCAGTGACAACACTTGCATCACGAACATCACCATCAGCAGACAGTGCCCAAAATAGATAAGCGCCTTTACTACCTGCAGAGGCTCGTTCAGGCTCTAACTGGACACGGCGACGTAAGGCGGTGTCAGATTCCATGACATCAGGGATCGGCGGGACAGCATTGGGATTGCCAGGCTTAACTAATAGACGAGTCACACCAACGCCAGCGGCAAGATGATCAAGCGTTGTGCCAGTGGTATAAGCAAGCAGCATTGATTTGGCTGTTTGGTTGATATGATTGGTCTTAGACATCAGACGATAAGCAAACAGCTCAAGGATCTTGGTCAATGGCTCGCTTTCAAGCGTTAAAGCAGCGGCAAGCTGTGGATCTTTGGCTGTCAATTCAGCTTTAAGATCGGCAAGCTCTGCTTCAAAGTCTAAGGGCGTTAAAATATCAGGGGCAGGTAGGCCAGATAAATCAATACGACTCATAGCGCACCGCCTAATGACAGATAAGTACGTTCAATCTTTTTGCTAATCACATAACGATATTCAATCATCAAACTGGCCACGCCTTGTGAGGTATTTTCGTCAGTCAACAGTTCAATGCGAGTTGGTGTGACACGAGTTTCCCAGCGCATGAGCGCATGAATGACGGAGGCACGAAGCTGCATAATGAAATAGGCATTAATAGGTGCATCAATTAAGAATGGTAGCAATGAGCCGTAATCGCGGCGCATGACACGACTACCGATAGGCGTCATTAATATATCCCGGACGCTTTGTAAGATATGGTTGGTTTGGTCAATACGCTGACCAGTACTGCGTGACATGCCTTTGACATTGATCACAGTGACGTTGTTATCTTGATTAAGCATTAACGCCCCCAGAGACAGATGATCCGTTCTCAACGTTTTGATGGCCATATTCTAAATACGGTTGGTCATTAATAACTAACTTTCCGTTCTGATTGATGGTTTGACCGTTCAAGGTATAAGACTCGCAATCAACAGAATAGGAGCTGCTATCCACAGCAAAGTTAGTACAATCAAAACTGACATCGCGAGCAGATATTTGCACGCGGCTGGAAACGAGCGTAGTAGTGGAATCATCAGGTAAAGTAACCCCTAGGTTATGCGTCGCGTGGTTATAGATAAATGTCGCGCCATCATCGCAATGGATCTCAAACGTATCGGCATTGGCAGACGGCATGGGCTGATCATCATAATCAAACGATGTCGTTACCAGTCCAGTCGACAGCTCACCAGTCTCGCTAATAACGAGAACTTGCTCACCAACACACGGTGGATTCCAAATTTTGACCTTACCGATGCGAGCTGCTGCAAACTTTAGCCAGTCGGTCTCTAACCCATCTATCTGCACCCGGCAACGAGCATTAGCATGATCAACGTCTGTGACAATGCCTCGATTGATAAAACTTTGGAGCCGGCGCTCGTTTTCGATAGGGGATGTATTCATGACGTTATCGTCACTCATTGCGATTTTTGATACAAAACAAAAAAGCGTGGATTGAGTAAATACACGCAAAAAAGAGCAGGGCATCTAATCAGCGGTTAATGACTCGCGTAGTACTCGAATAATGATATGTCTGTCAGCACGAGAGATACCGATAAACCCGCGATTGGGGTAGGGGATGTCCTTAGAAATCTTAGGACGGCAAGTACAGCGTTGGACGGCGGGGGGGGGGGGGGG